ACGCCGGCACCGGCAACATCAACCTCGACGACGCCGACCCGGCCGACACCAAGCACTACCTGGCGTTCGACGGCATCCGCCACGCTGGCATCGTCGACAACACGGCGAACAAGGCCGACATCGCCGGTGCGATCTCGCTCAACGCCTTCAAGGCGCAGCGTGCCCGCATGCTCGACACCACGTACCTGCACGACTGGGGCCACCCGGTCGACCCGAACGACCTCGTCCACGTGGCCGACCCAGGCACCGCCGACGCGATCGCGTTCATGGACGAGGTGCTCACCGTCGACAAGTACGGCCCGATGGCGACCGTGCTCACCGGCGAGCAGGCCAAGGTCCTCGGGAACCCGCTCATCGCGTCGATCGCGATGTCGAAGACCGAGGCCGACGGCAAGGTGTCGACCACCGGCGGCAGCAACACCAAGGGCCAGGTCTGCACGTTCAACCGGCGCGGCTTCGTCGTCGGCGTCCGGCGCCGCCTCAAGGTCGAGACGGAGCGCCTGCCCGCCACCGACCAGACCCGGATCGTGCTGTCGACTCGCATGGGCTTCGGGCGCTTCTCGCCGACGGGTGCCGCCAGCGGCATCGAGTCGGCCGACGTGCTCTACAACATCAGCCTCTGACCCACCCGGCATCATCGGCGGGCGCTCCATCGCGGGCGCCCGCCGATGACCGCACATCCGCAAGGAGAACACCATGCAGATCGAACGAATCGCCGCCAAGGGTCAGCTCGTGGCGTACGTGTTCGGCCAAGACGCCCTCGCGGCGTCGCAGTCGAACGTCCAGCTCCCCGCCGCAGTCGGCGAGGCCAGCCAGGCCGTGACCGGCTACACCATGCCGTTCGCCGGCGAGATCGTCGCCATCACCGCCGACCTGTCGTCCGCTGGTTCCGCTGGTTCACTCACGGTGGGCGCCACGATCGGCGGCACCGAGGGCGCCGATCCGACGCTGTCGATCACGACCGAGACCACGAAGTCGGACGTCGCCCAGCGCGGCACCGCCAAGTTCGTGGCCGGCGACGTGCTCGGCGCCGAGATCACCACCGATGGCTCGTGGAACGGCACCACGGCGGACCTCGCCGTGGTCGTGTACGTGCTGCTCGAGATGGCTGGCATCTGATGGCCGCCTACCGTGTGACTCGCAACTACTCGGCGTCGTATCGGTCGCGCCCGATCGCGTTCGACGAAGGCGTCACGGCCGAGGTCGACGACGACGTCGCCGACTGGGTGAACCGGGATTCCCCGGGCTGCCTGGTCGCCCTCGACGCGCCCGCCGAAGAGGCGACGCCGGAACCGGCCACCGAGGCCGCACCCGAGGAGGAGTCCGACGCGCCCGCCGAAGAGGCGACACCGAAGCGGGGCCGCCGTGCCGGCGCTTGAGTCCAAGGAGATCAGCTCGACCGGCGACGTGACGACGAAGGACTCGTCGATCCTGTGGTCGGTCGCGCTGACCGCCGGCAGTGATGCCGCGTCGCTGGTCGTGAAGGACGGCTCCGGCGGCACGACCCGCCTGACGCTGAAGGCCGCGGCGAACACGTCGGTGAGCCACCAGTTCGTCAAGGGCGTCCTGTTCGAGTCGGGCATCCACGGCACCCTGACCGGCACGTCGCCGGTCGCCGACTTCGAGTACGACTGAGGGGGCCGGCATGGCCGAGATCACCGTCAAGCGACTCAAGGAGTTCACGAAGTCGAACACGACGTATGACGAGTGGTTGTACGACGAGGCGATCCCGGCCGGCCAGTCCTACCTTCGCGGCGCCACGGCGCGCGACTGGACCGAGGTCACAGCCGCAACGTCGGCTTCGGCCAGGTCGTTCCGTCCGGAGCAGGGCTGCGAGGTGCTCGGCATCGACGATGCCGCCAGCATCACGTCGGTTGTGGAGAACGGCGTCACGCTCACTGAGGGCACCGACTACGTTGCCGGCCCGGCCAACAACCTCGTGGACGGCGAGTGGCGCCCGACGACACACCTGATCCGCTACGGGCAGGCGTGGTACTCCGACGGCCCGAAACTGACGGTCGTCGTGACCGCCAAGTGGGGGTGGTCGACGATGCCGCCCGAGTGGACGATGGCTCAGTACGTGGCCGCCAAGGCGTACCTCGAGGCGCGCGACGTGTCGTTCGGCCTGATCGCCCTCGAGGGCGGAGGCGCGACCGGCCAACGCGACGTCAAGGCCGTCCGCGACTTCATCAACAAGTACCGCAAGCTCGCAGCCTGGGGCGCCTGAGATGGCCGGCCAGGTCGTCGAGGTGCATCGGGCGCTCGCGAAGCAGCTGTCGGAGCGGTTGAAGGTGAACAACTTCAACTTCCTGGCGTTCCCGGACGCGTCGACGATGCGCACCGACAACAAGATCGAGGTATGGCCCGAGCCGGGCGACTACATCGACCATTGGGGCACGTTCGGTGAGAACGGCATCGCTGCAGTCAACGTGCGTCTCCGCATCCAGACGGTGATGGGTGACGCGATCACGGCGGGCGAACTGATTGCCGAGCTTGTGTCGTGCGGGTCTGGCGCTCAGTGGTCGATCTGGGATGCGCTGTTGACGGACCACACGCTCGGCGGCGTCGCCGAGGAGATCCAACTGCCCGGCACGGTCGAGTTCGACGTCGATGATGAGACGTACGCCCATGTCGCCTGGGTGCCGCTCAAGGTGATCCTCCGCAAGTCAGGAGCTGGTGTCTGATGGCAACGTACGTGGGCGTTCACAACCGGGTGTACCTGGGTCATCTCGACCTGTCGGGGTACACACACATGGTCGACTCGGGCAGCCTGACCCGGGCGATGCAGCCATGCACGACGCACGGCGACGGCGGCTACTCGTGCGTGAAGCCCGGCCTGATCTCCGGCGCCGGCCGGGTCGAGTTCTATCAGGACTGGGCGGCGGACGCGATCGACGACGAGTTGTCGGTCGGCCAGCTCGGCACCCAGTACCCGTTCACGGTGGTTCCGAACCCGACCGGGACGGTGACGGCGGGCGATCCTGCGTACATCTCGCGTGGGGTGCTCGGCGACCTGAACCCCGGTCTCGGCGTGAAGGGCGAGATGGCGTCGGGCGAGTTCGTGATCCCGTTCGACACGGCCGCCCCGCAGGCGAAGGTCCTGCACCCGCTGGCCGCCCGCACGACGACCGGCAACGGCACGGCGGTTGCGCTGACGGGGCCGTCTGCGTCGCAGACGCTGTACGCCGCCCTGCACGTGACGGCCTGGTCGGGCCTGACGAACGTGGTGTTCAAGGTCCAGTCGGACGACTCGTCGGGGATGGCGTCGGCGACGGACCGGATCACGTTCTCGACGGTGACCGGTGTCGGTTCGCAGTGGTCGTCGGTCGCTGGTTCGTTCTCGTCCGAGACCCACGTCCGCGCCCAGTGGACGGTCACGGGGACGGGCTCCGTCTCGTTCATCCTCGCCGTCGGCGTCATCTGATCTTCCAACCCCCCGCTACACAGAAGGAGGCCGCATCGTGGCCACTCTCGTTCTCACCAATGCGACCACCCTGTACGGCACCGGATGGACCGGGACCGCTCCGGGTCCGGCGAATCCGACGGTGTCGGGCACGATCTCGTCGTCGACCGACTTCACGGACCACATCCGTGCGGTGACGCTGAACATGAACATCGCCATGCAGGACTTCACCACGTTCGGCGATGGCGCGTTCATCTCCCAGAAGCCGGGCCTGAAGGGCGCAGATCTGTCGATCGAGTTCAACCAGGACTTCGCGTCCTCGTCGATCGACGCGACGTTCGGCGCGGCGTTCCTCGCCGGCACCCTCATCTACCTCGACTTCAAGCCGACGTCGAGCTCGCGGGCGGCGACGAACCCGTCGTACGTGTACGCGTGCTACGTGTCGGCGTGGACGCCGATCGGCCAGACGGTCGGTGATCGTGCGTCGGTGACGGTCCCGTTCGCGGTGACCGGCACGTACGCGCGGCTCACCAGTTGATGGTGACGAGGTCGTACGCCCAGGCGTAGACGGCGACGGCGATCGCGGCGACGGCGAGGCCGAGCTGGATGCCGAGTCGCTTCTCCTGTGGGGTGCGGGTGTCTTCGTTCATGCCGCGACCGTAGCGGCCCGTTGACGGCGAGGTGTCCGGATATGGCGCAGTTCAAGTCATTCGGCGACTTTGCTAGCGCGTTGTCGAAACTTGAGGCCGACACAAGAAAGTCATTGGCGCGCGAGGTCGTGCAGCAGATGGCCGACCGGGCCGAAGAGATCGCCGACCGTTACGCGCGTCTCGACACGGGCGGCGATCTCGAGATGTCGGGGTGGCCGGTCGCCGCTCTTGAGGTCAAGGTCAAGATGGCTCGCGCCCAGGACGGGCACGCGGCGGTTCTGATGCCGTACAGCCGCGCCAACGCCGCCGGGTGGACAGTCATGGATCGTGGCCGGAACGTCGGCGAGACAGGGATGTTCTTGGGGCCAGCGATGACGCGCTCCGGCGGGACGGTGCGACGCCGGAAGAACGGCACGGTTGCGAAGTTCAGAGAGCGGAGCGCCAAGCGGTGGAACGGCGTAACTCGACCGCACTACACGGCGACCCACGCGGTGGAGCAGATCGAGCGGGAAATGCCGGTGATCGC